GGAATGTTTCGGGAGCATCAAATTTGGAAGAATTAAGAGACAGAACATCAAGACAAGTTTTAAGAAGATTAAAAACCGAAGTTTTAGATTTACCTGAAAAAATTATCACACCAATTTATTTAAGATTAAAATCAAAACTTTACGAAGGGTTGATGGGTGAATATTATGATTGGTATAATAAAAACCCTGATGAATCAACATCACTTACCGTTCAGTTCAGTAAGTTAATGAAAGTTCGTCAAGTCATTGCGGAAGAAAAAATTAAAGACACAATAGAGTTGGCTGAAAACATTTTAGAACAGGATAAAAAAGTTATTATCTTCACCAATTTTACGGACACATTAAATCAGATTGCCGAACATTTTGGAAAAATTGCGGTTAAATTAGATGGTTCAACATCAAAACCTCAACGACAATACGCTGTTGACCAATTTCAAGATAATGAAAAGATTAAAGTGTTTGTTGGTAATGTGAAGGCAGCCGGAGTTGGTATAACTTTAACCGCCGCTGAAGCTGTAATCATCAATGACTTATCTTTTGTTCCTGGTGACCTAGCACAAGCTGAGGATAGAGCATATAGATATGGACAAAAAAATTCGGTATCAGTTTATTACCCAATATTCTATAATAGTATAGAAGGAATCATTTATGATATGGTGAATCATAAGAAACAAAATATTAATACCGTAATGGGCGATAATATAGAAGAGAAGGGTGATTTCATCGGAGAACTTATGAATAAAATTAACAACCGAGGTTAATTCGGTTGTTAAGATATTTATATAACAAATAAGCCAAATGAAAAAGATTGAAGAAAAAATCAATCTCATAACAGAAGAACTAAAAAAAGTTGAAACCTACGAAAATCAACAAATGTTCATTAATGAGATGAAAAAAATAGGGATAGAGAAATTACCCTACGCCTATTCAGCATTAAAACAATTTATTGATGCTGAAACAATGAATTACCATTATAATAAACACTATAAAGGATATGTTGATAAATTAAATTCAGCCCTTAAAAAGAAAGATTATGGTGATTTAGAATTAGAAGAAATTATTAAATCAATAAGTAGATTTGATAAGACAATTAGGAACAATGCCGGAGGAGCTTTTAACCACGCATTGTTTTGGAAAATGTTAACCCCAAAAAAACAAACACCAAATGGTGAAATTATTAGGCAAATTAAAAAAGATTTCACTACCTTTGTCAAGTTTAAAAATAAGTTTGAGGAAATTGCTCAAGAAAAATTTGGTTCAGGTTGGGTTTGGTTAGTTTTAACAAAACGAAATACCCTAAAAATCGTAACCACAGAAAATCAAGACAACCCTCTTATGAATGTTATAGACGACGGAGGTTATCCAATATTAGGATTAGATTTATGGGAACACGCATATTATTTAAAATATAGAAATAAAAAAAATGACTATATTAAGAATTTTTGGAAATGTGTTAATTGGGAATTTGTTAATAAACTATATACAATGAGAATTGAGACTAAACTAAATGAATCATTAAATTTTAAATCTGTAATTTCTGAAGGTAAATCAGAAAGATGTAGTAGAGAAGAAAACGAAGCTATTCGTATGGTTTTTAATATCAACCCGAAAATTAAACGAATTTTTATGGAAGGTATTAATCACATCCTTAAAGAAGTTTTTCCGGATAACTATTATGGATATGGTGAATACGCTAAAGGTGAAATGTCGGGGGTCTATGATTTAGAAAGAGATGGTCGTTCTGTCTTAAATAAATTAAACACAAACTATAGTTGTTTCTGTGTTCTTCTTAACGACACAAATCAAGTTTTAAAATCCGCAAATTTACCTGAAATTAAAATTGTTGGTTTAAAACCTGCTGAACAAATTGAGGAAACTAAAAAATTCCTTATTTTCTTACACGAATATAAATTTAGAATATTTAAACAAACTTCAGCAACATTTCAAAACATTATGAAAGTTTTAACCCAAACCGATACTTGGGGACAAGCTCGTGAAGATAAAACAGTTGAGATTTTAAAGAAAAAATTTGGGAAAGATAATGTTAACGCCATTGGTAAATTAGGGAGTAAAGCCGATATGATTGGTGGTGTAGATTGTGAAGTCATCATTAACGGTAGAAAATTAAGTAGTCAAATAAAGCCATTTGGAAGTATTGAAGCTACCGGTGAAGAAATTACCGTTATTGGTTCAGGTGCCGTTAAAAAATACTACACAGATTGGTTAATTTTTACTAGAAATAATAAAGATGTTTTAATTTTCAGAAATAAAAATTCAAAAATCGTTAATGGACAATATGTTTTTCCTAAAGGAGATTTAATTTATTCATTAAATTGATATTTATAAATAAAAAGAACTATGTCAATAATCCCAGAACCTCAAAGAACCGCGTTATACACGAGAATTAAACATTTACTTGGTGCACCACTTCGCTCAATAGAAATTGAGGACGAAATGATGGATAGTTTGTTAGAATTATCTATCGGTGATTATTCCCAATATGTCCAAGATTGGTTAATAGAATCCCAATGGACATCCTTATATAATCTTAATCTTGATACACAATCATTATCAAAAGCTTTTATAACAAAAAGTTTAGATTTTGAAACAAGATACACCTATGCGTATTCTAAAATTGTTGGATTACAGGCTGGTGGTGATTGGGAACTTAAAAAAGATTATATACAACTTGAACGGAATCAACAAATATATGAAATTCCTGCAAATAGAGAAATTAATGAGGTTTTATGGTTTACCCCCGCAGAACTTAATAATTTATTATTTGACCCTTGGACTTTCGGAGCTTTAGGTGCCGGTGGTTTAGGTGGACCTGGTGGTTTTTCACAAATGGGTATGTCAGGTTCGTTTTTTATGATGCCGGCCTTTGATATGTTATTGAGAATGCAAGAAATTAATATTCAAAGAAGAATAATCGCAGGTGAATTAACATATAGAATAACCGCACTTCCTGATGGTAAAAAAGCATTACACTTAATGAATACACCAGGTGGTAAATTTGACTTTGGTAATTCAACATTAACAAGAGGTAAGGTATGGTATTGGTACTACGATGTTGGTCCGGCGGATAGAGATAAATGTTTAAAAGCAAATCCGGATATTATTACACTCCCTTCTGATGTTCCATTTGAAGAAATTTCTTGGGTTGATTTAAATAACCCTGCTCAACAATGGGTTAGAAGATGGTTTACTGCATATGTAAAACAAACATTGGCAAGAGTTAGAGGTAAATTTAGTGGGAATGTTAAAACACCGGATAGTGAATTAACTATGGATTACGCATCATTAGCAACAGAAGGTGCAGACGAAAAATCAAAACTTGAAGAAGAATTAAAATTAAGGTTGGAGAGATTACGACCAGATAAAATGATGGAAAGAGAAGCTTTATTAGCAGAGAATTTAAATAAATCTTTGAAATTTAGAGCAATGCCAAGACAAATTTATGTGATTTAAAAAATATGTTAAATTTAAATAGACAAACAGAAAAAAAAGTAGTTGGGGATAAAAGATTTTATAATGAAGTTTATGAAGTTAATGTCCAAGATATAAAAAAAGTTATCACGGACGAAGTTTATAATACTAAAGGTGAGGTTTTAATATTGGCCAAAGGTGTTAATGAATGTAGGATAGTTTTAGATTCGGAGACTACAGAACATATAATCATCAAAGCATTAACAAAAGTTTATATCACCCCAAGCTCAAACAAAATTGATGAGTATTATGATGAAATTTTTATTGATAAAGGAGCTTGTGTCGAATTTTATTTAATAGAAAATAATTGGTATATCGTCTCAAGTGATGGTTTAAAATTAGAATAAAAAAAGGTGTCGTATTCGACACCTTTTCTGTTTTAACTAATATGTTCTTCCCATCCTGGTTCAGCTAAGTCATAAATGTATTCAGAACTAACACCAACTCTCTCCCAAAATTTTAATTCTAAATCGGTGATAGTTAATAAATCCTCAATCGTATCTTGGTCACCCTCTTTATTCGGAACACCCCCAATTAATTCACATTGTGTTTTAGTAAAAAACCCTCTGTCTTCCGGATTGGTAATTAACAAACTTTCCCTCAATTCTTTATTAAAAACAATTAATAAAGGTTCAACCTTTTTATTAAATGTTGAGATTGCTCTCGGAACATTATAATCACCGGTTAAATCGGGATTATTCTCAATCTCGGTTTGGTCTAATAGATAACAATTAAGTTGTATTGTTGAGCTTGTTTTGTTTTCTGGTTCCATACCATTAACAGATGTAAATAAATCTAATTCTTTTTTAGTATAATTGTTTTTTGTTATTTTTTGAACGTCTCCGTGAGAAGCTTTAGTTCCGTTATTAACATAACTAATAACATCACCCAACGATACTTTTAAATCGTGTTTGATAACCAGTTCAAGGTGAGCCATTCTACTCATAAGCGAACCCGCTTTTGTTTTTTGAGTACATCGTTTTTTATAATCGTCAACTGACAATTTAACCCTTGCTCTTTGAGCGATTTGTTTTAATGGAATTTGTTGGTCAAAGATTCTTTGGTGATATTCAAAATACCACTCAATAAATTCTTGTCCTTTCCCTTCCAATAACAATTTAACCCCTTTATCCAAAAATACTTCTATGTATAATGGTAATTTTTTAGATTTAATTGAGTTCCCCGTTAATTTAATTTTACCATTGGATTCCATCGTGGCGTAATTCTTTCTACTTAAATTAATACAAGAATCCCAAGTTCCGTCACAATCTAATCCCATCTCACCTTTCATAAACAAATCATTATACTCGGCAGTGTCGGCATAATATCCTCTATATTCTTTACCCTCTTTAACCAACCAATTTAATCCTTTCCCGATATAAACTCTATCATCAACACCACCTTCAGGTAAACTAAAGTTAACACCATCGGTATCAAGTACCAAAGGAGTATAACCTCGTTTAACGAAGTATTTTACCATCTGACGAAGATATTGTCGTCCCGTACAAGTAATTCGTTCTCCACTATTCATTTCACCCCATTCGTAAACATGGGGAGCTGATAATCCACCGAACATTGAGTTAATAAAGATTTTTAAAGGTAATTGTTTTCTATCGTATGATAATGATTTTTTAGAATCAATTGATTTATATTCGGACGCTAAGTTTTTATACATAATACGAGCATTACGGAAATAAGTTAACATACCTTTCATTCCCCCCATTACATCACACTCGGGAAACACATCGTGTACCAACTGAATGGATGGGTATAATGAAGAGTAGTCAAGTTTTAATACATTGGTAGAGTATCCCACTTTAAGTAGTCTAGAAAGTCCTCCTACGAAATCCGTCTTCTCTTCTTTAGCGGGGATAGCCAATTTATTCTTATAAGACCAAGCCAACATAATCATTCTCCATAGAGTTGCGGTTCCCATTGTGGAAACTCTTTCATATGTTGTTGGTACCATCGATGCGAGTAGAAACGTTCCTTGGTTGAATTCATCATCCACTGTCAACGTCTCCTCTAAATCGTCGTCAAGATATCTCTCCACAATATTATCACCTGTCACCTTTAAGTATTTACCGGGGAATCTTGTGTCTAAATTATTGAAGTCCGGATTATCGGCTCTTTTATATTTTCCATTCTCAACATTTAACCAATATTCTTCTTTTTTGGCATACATCGGACCAATCTCTAAATGGTCAATATAAACTCGGTCAGGCGCTTCGGCTTTAATATATTGAGTTATGTATTTAAGACCGGCTGACTTAATACTTGAATTGATTGCTTGTGCTCTACGAACAGAGTGGATAATATCTATCACATTATAACCCCATAATTGAGTTTGTGAGAATCTCTCTACCTCATTAGCAAGTTTTAACATACCATCTTTTTGTCCGATAGGTCTTGCAGGATTTAAAGATTTAGCAATCTTTTTGATATCTAAATGAAGAGCTTTACATCTCTCAAATATCCAAAACCAGTCAAAGTTTGCCGAATTGTATCCACCAATAATTGATGGTTTAAGTTCATCGATAATATTAAAGAATTCCACTAAACCTTTTCTTTCTTGGTCTTCATCGGCACACTCAATAACTTTTTGATAACCTTTATTTGTTTTGATTCCAATCATAAATATACGACCATCTTTAGGTTCTAAAGCAGTCGTCTCCAAGTCAAATCCGAGTCGGGTGATGTCGTTGTATTCCTCATACCCTTTGAATAACCTTTTCTCTCTTGAAATAAGGAATTGTTCTACCGGTGGAAGTACCGTTAATTTTCCTTTTGTTTTTTCACCCCACGGGTCAACACCACCATCCCTAAAGAATTGGATAAGAGAACGATAACCCTTCATTGATTTAACCATATATTTGAGACCTTTTTCTAATCTCTCATTACCTTTGGTTTCTAACTTCTCAATGATGATTCCGTGTTTTTTCATTGCGTCTCGTTGTTGGTCTTTGGACTTTGAATAAAAATTCAAATCTCTTAAATCACCAACCCAAGCAAATGCCGTAAATGTGTCTTTTTTGATTATTTTTCCCTGACCAGGGATTTCTTTAATTTTGTAGATTGAGTCCGATGCGTAATCATACTCAATAGCAACGATGTGCTCTTCCGGGTCATTCCCTTCTAGGAACGCCTTAATCTCTTCTTGTGTAACCATAAATATATTTTTTAGAATGACATATTAGCACTGATTAATTTCAGGTTTGTCTTGTTTCTATAAATATAATTATTTAAAATAAAGAAGTCAATTAGGACCTAATTTCTGTGGCAAAACAAATCTCGCCTCGTTCTCTTATTAATCTTTGCATGTCAGTAAATGAAATGTATGCGTGACCAGATTGTCCCCAAGATTGACCCCAACTATTTTTTATTCTGAAAAGTTTAGTCACCGTATTAACACCATTAATAACATATGCGTGTCCACCAGCAATACGACCACTAATTTTAATTAAACCATTTCTATTAGGGTAAAACATTCCGTTATACCAATTAGTTCCAACAACAACAGGTCCCAAATTTAAAACGGAATTTATTAAGGTTGTTAAATTAAAACCCCAGTAATATGATGAAACTTTACCAACACTCTGCAAATATTTAACACCACCTCTAACTGAAGTACCATCATAATTCTCACCAGCCCATTCATCAACTCTTTGAGCATTTTCATAAATTACTTTAGGTGGTATTATTGGACCAATCCCACTTTGAGGAACCGGACCATCTTCTAACCAATGAGCCCAAGCATATCCAACACATTGGGGTGTATTACCTTGATTACCCCACCATCCATTAGCGTCCCAATATTTATTGGTAATTCTAACAGGGGCAACACTTAAAAGGTTGTTGATTGGATATTTATTGTCTCTTTCATCAGGAACATATTGTCTACCTAATTGATATGTTTGATTAATATTCTCATCTAAAACATTAGGTGTTGGTATTGGTCTTTTAAACATTTTCTCTGTTGCAATAGCAACAACATCAATAGATTCTAATTCATTCGTATGACCTTTGTGTAGTTCTAAAAGAGCTGAAAGTCTCACTTTTTCTGCACCTTGGGCAGCATCTACTCTTTGTGTAATTTTAGCAATGTTTTCTGCATTCTTAACAAGTCTGCTAATTTTAGCTTCTTGTTGTTTAGTAATAAGTTCTTCTAATGTAAATTCTTTGTTTGTCATAATTTTATATTGTTATTATCGTTACTGTATTATTAACTTGTAGATATTGTATATCACCATCAGGGCTTCCGCTGTTGCAAGTCATAAGAGTTGATGGTACAGTTAGTGTGATTGTGTTAGCCATAATACTATTAAATACGTCATTATCTAAAACTGTTCCTCCTAGGTCAGTACAAGCTGGTAGGCTAATTGTTGTTAATGATGTGCAAGCATAGAAACAATAATAACCTGCTGTTGTTAATAGTGGTAAATCTATTGTTGTTAGTGATGTACAATCGTAGAAACAATAATCACCTGCTGTTGTTAATAGTGGTAAATCTATTGTTGTTAGTGATGTACAATCGTAGAAACAATAATAACCTGCTGTTGTTAATAGTGGTAAATCTATTGCTGTTAGTGATGTACAATATGCAAAACAATAATCACCTGCTGTTGTTAATAATGGTAAATCTATTGCTGTTAGTGATGTACAATATGCAAAACAACCATAACCTGCTGTTGTTAATAGTGGT